TTGTATCTCTTGTAAAGCCGGTAAAACTACTGCTGCTATACGCCGCATCTCCCGCCATCAATGCCCACAAAACTTCCTCTACAGCATGGTGACTATTAGCAACAGTATTTACTGCTCCTGTACCAGCGCCTGCAGATTTAAAAGGACGAACATATGTAGAAAACGACCATTCAGCTGGGGCTAATGAGTCATTAAAAAATGCTCGACCACGACGGGATACTCCCGCACTACTTTCCATTTCAGCCAAAGTAACTTCAGTTGAGTTAGAATCTTGAGAAAAGCTAAATCCATCAAGTACAGGAAGTTCCCATACGTCGGATCCAATTTCAACATAAAGTTTAGTATCTCTACTAAAATACAATACGTCAGCCATAGTAATCTCCTATGCATCTTGAAAAGACTTGGACGTGAACATTTGTTCGTGCCAGTATTTTCTAATATTGAACCTCAATGAGTATTTCTCCTACTCCTAAAGGTTCCAAAACACCTTCGTCAGTATCTATACTAACTACTGTGATTTGTTGAGTTTGAAAGATGTTATTTAAAGAGTCAAAGTACTCTAACCTAGAGTTTTCTTCTACTACAGTTTCAATATCTTCCATTAATTTATTTAGGGCTTCTTGAGCGCCTTCTTCATTGACATAACAACGAATAGTTATTACTAAAAATCTATCTTTAAAGCCGCCGCCCTGATAAGTTCTTGTCTCACTTCCTGCGTTTAAATGTACTGCAGGAAACTCGTCTACCTCGTCCCAAAACTTTAAAAAAGGAAAAACTTGGTTATTTAAATCAACCAAGTATTGACCTGCGCCATTGATGTCTTTTAGTTTTGCCGTCAAAGCTTCTACAATATTAGATCGCCTAGAAGTGTATACGCGTTCCGTAGCCATTAATTTCTCCTAGTATACAATCGTGTAGTTACTAACTGTGCTGCTATCTGTCGTATAGACGCATCTATTAAAGTTCTAGGATCTCTTTCGACATCACTAAATCTAGAGCCGCTGGTACTCTCATAAACTTGATAAGGGCTCTTCTCGTAGGTATATCCCACGCTCATATAACCTTGTCGAGTTTTAGAGATATCAGTAACTCTTACGCTACTTGCGAATCTCCCCGTTCTATTTTCGAGTCTCGGGGGCTTCATATTTTTTACTACTGTTTCTGGTAGCTTGGAGTTTAGCAAAGCAAACAAGGTTATATTAGATTGCTTTCTACTTTCATCCCCTCCAAACTTTATAGCTCCTGCTTTTACATTATCTTTAAACGCTGCACCTTTAGTTGCTTTTGTTTTAGAAGATGTGCTCGCTTTAGAGCCTTTTTTTACTACTTTTTTCTTTTTAATATTTGATTTGACTTTGCCCTTTTTTGACTTAGATACTTCAGCAAAACCATTTAAAATTTCCGCTTCTCTTATCTCTCTACTACTCATGGAACCTTTTAGCTCTGTCAATTCTAACTTATTGGTAAGGGCTAAAAGTTTTTTATTTATAGCGCCTGCCTCTTTAGAGATAGAAGCACCATGTTTTTTATTCTCAAAAGTGCTTTCTAGAGAGATCTCAATATAATCTTTTCCCTTACCGAATCTTTTAGTAGCAGACAACTCTATATCAGTAGAGAGTTCTTTTATGTATTTTTTAACTGTCGGGTCATTCTTAGAAGAAAAAGTAAACAGAGCATCTTTAACCGCAGCTTTTCTTTGATTAGAAATAGCTGAGCCTTCTGAGTGCCCAATATCTATAAAGTCTCTAGGATCTACTTCTTCTAGCTTATTTGTTCTACTGTTATTCAATCTTCTTATTTGCTGGTTTAAGTTTTTTACAAGAGACTTCTGAGCTCTTTGTTTAATTCTCCTAAAATATGCAAATACATTTCTAGTGCCCTTCCCCTCTTTTACACCTATCATAACAGTGAGTTTACTATTTGTAGCCTTAAAGTCGGAGGTATAGTAGGTTTTTCTATTACCCTCAAAGTTTGAGGGGTGAAGAGCCTTTTTAAAGTAGTCAAACATAACGTCGACTTCAGTATCAATAATTTTTTCTATACTATCTGGGAGGCTTTTAAAACCTCCTCTGCGTAGCATTTGTGTTTTAATTTGTTTTTTTAAGTCATTCTTTTCTACAGTTAGAGCATGTACTTTTGTATCAGATACTAACCGTCTATACTCAGCTGAATCTTTTTTTAAATCTTTTTCTAAAGATACGAGTAAGTTATATAGATCTCTTTTTGCCATTAGAAATTCTTGTATAAGTCCAAAACTCTTTTTATATGGTCCGGAAATCCTATATTGCCTGCCACGCTAGTAGTAGGAGAATTTTGTATTGAGGCTCCCCCTAGAGTTTTTCTTTCTCTGTGTTCTCTCTTGAAATAATATGTAATCAAATCAATTACTGCAAGTTTAAGATCTGTAGGCAAAGTAGCATAGCCTGCAGTATAAGTTACTTTTACAGAGCCAGCTCCTTTAGGCCAATTTCTGTAACCACTACCTAAAACATAGAAAACACTATCTGTATCTGAGTCTAAATAATAATCCGTACTTGCAAGAGTAGTGTAACTTTCTGTCACAGAATCTCTTGTCTCTACGGATACAATTGAATTTACAGGACTCTCTGTAAGCTGAACAACATGAGTACCCCAGTTAATAGAGAATTCTTCTACCTTATTGGTAGAAAAGAAATCAATAAAAGAGTTACCACAATAAGTTTTTACTAATTCACTTATAGAAGGAATAAGAGTTTGAATACGCAAATCATCCTTAGGATTAGACATGCCCTCCGCCTCTTTATACTGCGCTAATGTGATTAAATTTGCCATAAGTATATTAGTAAAAACTTGGGGCGGCGAACCGCCCCAGGTTATAGAGCTTAAGTAAGCTTAAGCTACTGCAAGAAGAGCGATAACTGACTTATCAGTTGCAGTGTCGGGCACTAGCTGATTAAAGCCAAGAGACTGAGTAGCAACAATAACGTTACGCTGATTCATTACTTCGTAGTCTTGCTCTACATTCACGCCGCGAAGACGTGGAATAGCAAAGTTACGAACGTTGACTGCAAGGCCTACAGCAGCATCATCAGCTTCTGCTGGGAAGTTATCAGACACGATCACAGGAGTACCAAAGATCGCACCTACTTGACCAGTAAGCTTGGTAGCAACGTCTGAACCTACATCTGTGATGTCCGCAAAACCAGCATCAGCAATCAGGTCATAGTAACGATTCTGAGAAACTACATATACCAACTCATCAGGCATCATGCCGTACTTGCCCATCTGCTTACGAGCGGATAGGAAGTCTGCTGCATCTACTGCGGTTCCGCCCAAGTTAGCTGCTGATACTGAAGTATCGAAGGTGTTGGTTCCAGCAATCTTGATCAAGCCATCAAAATCATCAGAGCCGCCGGTGGCAATATGATTTAGAAGAGCGTCGTCTACTGCACGAGCATGAGAGCGAGCAACAGACTCAACAAGCATAGGCATCAAGTTAATAAGAATTTCCTCATCAACATGGTTATCCATCAACGTGGTTGAGATCAAACGGTAAGCTTTAAGCACTACCTGCGCAGGCTGAGGAGTTGCACCGCCACGAGTCGTCAAGTTACCATTTTGTTGAGAATTTGATGCTCCGGTACCAAAGGTAGCCAAACCAGTATCTTGCTGAATTGGCAGTACTTGTGCTTGTGAATTGATTTGAATTTCACGGAAGGCGCGTGCAAGGCGAAGCTCTCGCATAATTTCCTTCTCAATCTGACCCGATACTTCCGTAGCGATGTTAGGTTGAGCAGAGGCATACGTTACGCCAGCTTTCTCAATTACATCACGACCATAAGCAGTGTTCTCTAGACCCTTGCCGGTCATTACACCAAGAAGGTGTGCGTGCATAAACTGCTGGCCCCACTTAGAGATAGTATCTACGCCCTCAGAACGATCTGAGAAAACGCGCTTAGATTCACGCATTTTTGTGATTTCTTCGTTCTTCTCTTCAAGCTCTTTCTGATGCTTGGCTACGATCTCACCAATATCAGCGTCTTTTTGAGAAATTTTGGCTTCAACATCAGCCAACAACTTTTCTGCGCCCGTCTCAACCGCAGTTACTACTGCGCTTTTAACTTGCTCTTCTTGTTGAGCTTTTGCTTCAGCTTCAGCTTGAGCTTTTTCAGCAAGTTCTTGTGCTACGGCTTCATCCGCAGCTTTTTGTTCGGCTTGCTTCATTGCAATCTTTGCAGCAGTTTCTTCTGCTACTTTCTTAGCAAATGCTTCCAAGTCGATTTCTGGAGTATTAACTTCAGACATTTGGATCTCCTTTTGAACCTCTTCGGTTCCGTCCGGTGTATCACTAGCTACGCTAGAAGTATTAACTTCGTCTTTAGCCAGAGTCTGACCGGCTAGATCTACACGATTTGTGAAAGTTTTCTTGAATTCTTCATACTCATCCATAGAGTCAAAAGATTTCGCTAGTGAGAAAGTAGCCTCTTGATTGCAAGGAACGGATACAACCGATACTTCAAACAACTCAGCGTCCTTTATCTTTAGTCCGTCAGTTTCCGATAGATAATCAGCATCCTTGACTCGGAAACCAACAGAAAATGCTCCAAGGATACCTTCTTTAACTAATTCGCAAACATTAGCAGGTGCAGATTTGCTAATTTTTGCTTCTAACTCTAGACCTGCTTCTGTTACTTTTAGGCCTGTAGCTCGACCAATAGGTCTATCATAATCATGATTGAAAAGAATAATAGGATTCTTTTCAAAGTTTTTTAACCCACCTTTTGCCCATGCTTCTGCAGAGATAGTATCTCCTGCACGGTCAAAATCGCAAGTACTTGCCATCCCACGGATCATCACGCTTCCATCTTCGGAAGGCAATGATTTAAACGTAGACGTTAAATTAAATATTTTTTCCATATTATTTCTCGTCTTTGCTCGTTACTTTTGGAGCGCTTTTTGGCTTCGGAGCATCTTCAACAACAGGCTCCGGAGCGGATTTTGGTACGGGTTGCTCAATAAGGTCTGAGTGCTTAATACGTAACGCATGCAGCAAATATTTCCATGCTTTAAAGCTTCTCTTTACAGAAATAGCATGAATTGCTTCTTTTGGCCCTAAGATACCCACATAACTTTTATAGTCTATGTCCAAAGGAAGCTGGAACTCCTTAAAATGCTTATAAGCTGTATCCAGTATTTTTTGTTTTTGACGAACTGCCACCTAACCTTCTCCTTCTTCTATAGGTCTACCACCCTCTTCAGGATTTGTAGCACTTCCTGCTATATTAGCAGGTACTCTTATTTGATCATGCCCCTCTAAAGGCTCCATTCCGAGCCGTACCCGCGCTTCATTAGGGGCAATAATTCCGCCATTTACTAAAGAAGTGTAGTATGCAGCTGCGTCACGAAGTTCAGGCTGCAACGCTGGGATATTCGTAATGTCTTCTGACATTTGATATCCAAAATATCTTTCTGTCGCAAAGTTTATCTTTCTAACTATAGGTAAAATAGTTTCTAGATAATACATTCTCATGTTTGGACGAATATTTGCATTATTACCAGAGTCCAACATAATTGGGGGAACTCCTAATGCTTTTAAAATAATTTTTTCATTTTCAGCGATGGCAGATTGAAAGTCTAACTCTTTAAAGTTTACATTAGAAACTTTGTCTAGCTCTATGCCCCCGTCTAGTATAAGAGGTCTCTTACCTCCGGAGTCTGGGCTATATCTTGCCGTCCAAGATTGTATCATTCTTTCTTTTATTTTCTCGGATAAAGTATTAGGAGATTTTAGTACAAGCCCCGGAACTGCTCCGTTCTTAAAAAAGTTATCTTGAAAACCTCGCATTCTGCTCATCAGTACCATAGTACGTAGTGCAGGTTTAAGTCTAGAAACTCCTCGATATATTGAATAAAAAGAGTTGTCTTTTACATGAATTATTTCGCTAGGGCTGTACGTTACGGTCTCATTAAAAGTAAATTTTTCGATGTAGGTACTATCGCTAGCATGAATTGTGACTTTATTTGCGGGTAAGTGATAAAGATGGACCCCGTCAAAATAAATAAAAATATTCCCATCAATTATAAAATCTGTTATAAGATTTCGCCGAAAAGTGCTAATATCCTGGAACGGGTTTGGCTCTTTGTTTAATAAAAGAGAGACTCTCGACCTTTTTATACCTTTTGTAACACTCTGCAGTCCTACTACTTGAGGCCCTACTGCAACTGGTACTTCAGAGGCGTCATCTACAATAAGATTTACTCCTCTATTTACTATCTCTAAATCCTCATAAGCCTTCTCATAACTTATTGTATGCTCTCTAGAAGGATTAGTTTTATGGTTATAGTATGGTTGAGCAGGATTTAGTTTTTCCTCCACCTCAGATGATCTACCTATAAATCTGTCATACCATGCCATGTTTTTCTCTTTGTATCCTTACCCAGTTCTTTTGCTTAGTAGCAGTGCCTAGTCCTGGATTTCTTCCGTAAATGGAGTGCAACTGTAAGTGATGTTCATGGCAGAGAGTAACCGTATGTTCGTAAAGTTCTGCTCTATGCTTTTGTATAAACTCATCCCTAAAAGAAAGTATATTTTGAGGATCTAGTCTGTTTTTTGCTATATAAGTATGGACTAAAGGGCTCAAAGTATAGTAATGGTGAAAATCAAGTTTTACTTTCGATTTACAGATCTCGCATTCAGTACCTTTTTCATAAGCATTTTTTGCTTTATCTCTTATGTATTTTACGACGTCTCTTTTTAAATCCATTTTCTAATACCAGAATTATATCGAGTTTGAGGTACCATGTCAAATATTATTTTTAAGATGGTATCGTTAAAAGCCACTGTTTGATGTTTCAAATGAATATAATGCATATCTGATAGCATCTGCCATGTGCGAGGCTTTATTGTGTTTTGGTTTTTGTTTAA